CTTATCGAGATTTTGTCGATAACAAAATTGAAATTGAAGGGCAGAAAAGAAAACTATTTAAGTATATAGGAGATAAAGAACTATCAGAACTTGTAGGAAAATATAAACTACCAAAAACTAAATTGTATTTAGTTATATCTACAAACTTTGATGATTTCTTAATGTGTTCAACGGACAATTCTTGGACTGCTTGCACAAACTTAAAAGATGGTGATTTTAGATATACAACGATTGGTAATATATTCACCAATGGAAGGTTTATTGCTTATGTAACAGATTTAAAACCTAAGTCATTTAAAGGACTTGAAAGTTATAATATGTTTTATCGCTGCTTTGGCTTTGTAAACAAAGATGGTGAAATGGTTGGAAACATTTGGTATCCAATTAAAACTTATATGGCTTTTCAAGACGGGCATTTTAAGTGTGTCAGAGACGTAAGCAATAAAGATGCAAAATATAAAATTGATAAAGTCTTTAATGATTATGGATTTTTCGTTTATCCTTATTTGGATTATTCAGTCTTAGATACAGATAGTGGAAATTACTACTTCTCAGATTCATATTTAAGGTTTCATCCAATTATTGAATTTGAAGATGGTGCAATAAAATATTACTCTTCTAAAATCAGATATGAAGGAAAAAATCTTGATGGCGATAACATTAAAGATATGTTTTGGAAGTATTGTGATGTATGTGGAACTTGGCATGGAAACATTGAAACTATTGGGAGACGTAATTATTGTCCTGATTGTGCTAAAAAAGCAACTATAAAATGTGAGCATTGCGGAAAAGAAATAAAACTCTTAGACGCGCATTTCACAGAAGACAACGAATGGGTTTGTGATGATTGTATTAAAACAATTTATGGAAGAACAGATGTTAAAACTTGTTCTTGTGGAACCCTTATAAGAATGAAAGGTAAAACTCAATGTAAATACTGTCGTTCTGAAAAAGAAGACGCATTTAAGAATCAAGAGTTTGAATATATAAAATTAAATCAAGAGCCAATGAATGTTTATTCATATTTCAGACACGCTTATGTGCCTGACGGTAGAGGAAATTGTATTCCGCCACATCTTAGATATGACGACGATGTTTTCTCAGAAACAGAAAAATATATTTGGCATGAATAGGAGATAGTTATGGATAGTTATTTGAAAAAACTAGATGAGCTAATTGAAGATAGAACATTATCTGATAGTCAAGTTATTTTTCAAGCGAGAACTTTTATTGCCGAACTTGAAAAAAAGATTGCTATAAAAGACAAAATCATAAAGCAGCTTGACGACTATTCTGATAACTATTTTTCATTTGATGAAAATGGAGATCCTGTTTATTAATTGGAGGCTTTATATGGGAAAGCGTTTAGAAGAAGATTTCAACTACTGGGTTGGAATGATTGGCGTAGGTGGTGAAGCAGTTAATCGCCAAGACTTAAAACCATTTTTGACAATTCTTAAAGAAAAGTATTTAAATGCTTTGCGAGAAGTTCAGAAACTAGCAGCTGAAAAATCTCAGCTTGAATTAAGAAACGCTTTCTTGGAAGGCGAAAATGAAGGCTTAAAAGATCTTAATGAAGAACTTACACAAGAAAATAATAGTTTAACGGAGCAAATATATGGATAAATTTTATTTAGTAAAATCTATGCCTAACTGGGCAGACGAAATTGATTTTGAAGGTTTTGATCTTCTTTCAGAAGATGAATATAAAAATGAAATTAAAGATTTTCTTAAACGTGCAAAAGAAAAGAAAGGCTGTTATGCTTATTATGGTTCAAACGAAGACGACTATGTTTTTGCAGAAGGAGTTCTCTCTGACTTAGAAGAAGCAAGTATTATTGACATTGACCAATATGCATTTCTTGTAGATGAGTTTGGCAAACATTATGGAGAAACTTTTTATCACTTATATGACAAAGAGCAAGATGAAGTTTTCGAAGATTATGATGATTTTTGTCATGAATATGAAGATGATGAATTAGCAGAACTCACACTAGAAGACCTCGGAATTGAGGAGGATTAATTATGAAAAAGAGACCTACAGAAGCAGTTATGGAAACAGAGATAGAACTTGGTGAAGCTGTAAGAGCAACAGATCCTTGTTATGATCCTGACGTTTGGTGCACAATCCTTGTTAAAGATGTTTTACCTGGAAAGTATAAAGCAAGAATTGTTAAGATAGACGACGATAGACTTTGGAACAAAGACGCACCCGCTTATCTTATTGTAGAGCATTCTGATTATAACTCTTTTGATTCTTTCGTTTACAATGAACGTGTTGAAGGTGAAGTTGGTGTAGACTCTGGACAGGCTGGTATCTTCGATGAAGAATACTATAAAAAAGTTTACGAAAACGAAAAAGATGAGAATGGCGAAGAAACAGAAGAATACAAAGATTGGTATGATCGATGCTTCTATCTGGGGTATGTAGAAAAGCCTAATCCTAATCATATGTCAGAAGAAAGATGGGCATTTGCAAACTTCCCAAAAGAAGTAGAAGAATTAATAAATAAAGGCGAGAATCAGCTTATGGCAAGATACGAAGTTGCCGAAAAACATCAAGATGAATATTATGAAAGTGATGCTCGTTGCTTTAGCATTGTAGAATACGGTATTTCTAATCTTGATAATAAAGGTGCTTGTTCTTGTACAAACTCTGGTGATGGTGGATACGATCTTTATGTCGCAAGAAATGAAGAAGGCAAAGTAATAGGATTCAAGATTGACTTTGTCGGAAATTTGGAAGATTATGAAGACGACGAGGAGGAAGAAGATGAATAAATTCTTACACGGCATATCAGCTCCAGCTGCTGGCTTTCCTACATTCGACGAGCACATCGCTTGGCTTGAGAGTAAGATCAAAGAAAATGAAAACTGCATACAAGAATGTAATGAAGAAATCAAAGAAGATTTGAAAGAACTCGAGGAAGTAAAGGCTGAGAAAGAAGCCGCTGAAAAGAATCCCGAAACTTATAAACCTTCTATATATCTTGGTGGCTGGGCAGATACAGAAAAGAAGAAACAAACTGCTTATGATTGGGCGCAAGCACATGAAATAAAACATCATAGCAACCTTGTTGGAAACTTCTGGAAAGGTTTAAGAACTATGGAACATCATCATCCTAATTATGAATTTATAACAGCACAATCAAACACTTCTAAGATTAGATATGTGAGATGCTTAGACTGTTATAAACAAGCACTAGCAAGCGATAATGATGATAACACTTCAGAATATCAGGTACACTTAGATGATTGATAATTTTTATGAAAAGCTAAATGCTCATGGTTTAACAACTAAGTTTTTAGTTAAGGCTGTTTCAAAGGATGTAGAAGGGCCTCAGATTCTTACTTGTGTTCTTGACTCTTTAAATGATGTTATGAATTTTTTTAAGTTCTTAAAAGAAGTATCAGATAGCCCAAATAGATTACATTTATTTATAAATAATGAAGAAGTTGATATAGAAACTGCTCATATTAAATCAACAGACAGCGTAAGATTTGAAGCCACTAATAGTAGTTATAAAGTTGAAGAAATAATAACAAGCCTTAATTTTGTTAAAGAGTTTTAATTAAAAAGCCCGCAAGTTTGCGGGCTTTTTGTTTGACTTTGCGTTATTGGAAACATTACACTCCATTTTTAAAAAATTTTAAAAAATAAAAAAATAGAGGTCCTTCGATTATCTATAAGTAGCAATTGAGCTCCAAGCATTGTTTCTTGTCCAAGCTGGGCCACTTGTTCCTGTTGCATCACCGTTGCTTTTAGTTCCGTCTGTTTTTCCAAGTAAACCAAATTCTGAATCAAAAACAACTTCGCCATCTTGCTTATTTCTTACATAAACGTAATCTGTATCTTGTTCGCCTTCTTCTCCATTGCTAGGACCTGGAACTCTTTCTTGCCAAACATTTGCACTTCCCTTTCTCGCTGCTTTCTCAGTATCGCTTATAGTGCTAGGGCCGTCCATGCTGCTCCAAGAGGGCGCTCCATAATTATACATTTCATCACTAATTACGTTTGATGTATTTCCGTTTGTTGGTGTTGTTTTTGTAGCTTTTGGCTGTAAACTGTATAATGAGCTGCTTGTATCTGTGCTGCTTCCTATGACTATAGCATTATCTTTTTTTGCTTCTGATGACATTTATTTCTCCTATACCTAATAATTTAAAAAAGGGCCGAAGCCCTTTTTAATTAGTTTTTAGCTGCTTCTTTGGCACCTTTCACAGTTTTTCCAATAACTTCATTAGCACCTTTGTAATAATTTGCAAAACCATCTCCAAAATCTTTAGCTGCTTGCTTAGTTTTCTTGATTGCTCCGCCAAGTCCTTCTTCAGTATATTTGCGTCTTTCTTCAGCGCTTGCCCAACCATTCTTAATGGCGTCCATATTTGCCTTTTTTTCACCCCAGTCAGAGCCAGTGAATTTCTCACCAGTTATCATAGAGTTAACAAATTTTGCATCATTTCCAGCTATATCTTTTAAAGTATCAAGTCCACCTTTTGAGTTTCCTTCTTTGAAAGACTTAACTGCTGTATCAATCTTATCTACAATTCCACCATCAGGACCTGCATTTGCAGCTACAGTTGTTCCAATTGCACCAAGTAACAAAGTACCTGCTATTAAAGTAAGAACCAAACCTTTTAATCCTCTTGCTCCTTTACCAAGAGATTTCAATTCTTTAGAATACTGTTTACAAATTTGTTTATATTCTTTCTTTGCTGAAACATCACCAGACTTATATCTTGTTTCACATCTATAAAGTTTATTTGATGCTTCTTTTAAAGATGCTGCAGCTTTCTTAGAAGTTGATGCTTCTTTTGACATACCTTTCTTTGTAAACTTAGCTGCCTCTTTTTCAGCTCTCTTAGAAAGTTTAGCAAGGTATTTAGATGCAGAATTGTCTTTAATTCCTTCAATAAGAATTCTTGTTTCTTCTGTCATTACACTTCCAGTGTTTCCAGAAAGATATCTACTTGAATAAATCATAGACTCTTTTAAAGAAGGACCTTTTTCTTCTTTGTCGTCATCTTTGTCAGAATCGTCGTCGTCTTCATCGTCTTCTTCATCATCTTCTTCAGAATCGTCGTCGTCTGTGTCGCAAGATGCTTCACCACCAGTGCAACCAGTTTTATTTGTTTTTACAGATGCCTGTGCTTCGTCATCGTCGTCTTCATCAGAATCGTCGTCTTCATCTTCGTTCTGATCTTCAGCGTCTTCATCCTGATCTTTTGCTTTTTCAGCTTCAAGCATCATTCTTACATAATTTTTAAAATCCATTTATATCTCCTTTTGAACCAACTTGGATTAGTCTTTAGTGCTTTATTGATAATCAAACGAAAGGCCATCTAATTAACAATTTTACACATAGCGCGTTCCGAGCTATATAATTAACTTATAAAAAAAGCCTAGAAAAAACTCTAGGCTTTTGTATCTTAACTATTTAGATTACTCTGTTGTTACAGTTTCTTCTTTTTTGTTAAGAGTAAGAGAAATATTGATTTGTTCAATTGTTCCGTTTGGAATCAAGATTACGTCAACATTTACAATGTCTTGCTGTCTTACTTCTGTTGGGTTGTTTGTTTCGTCACAAATAACCTGGTAAGAAGCCAATCCACCACCTGCTCTGTAAGCTTCAAGAATTGCCGAAACATTTCCTGAAATCTTTCCAAGAACTGAAGAAGTGTTAGGCTGGAAGATATATCCTCTCAAAGCCTCACGACACTGTTTCTTAATCTGAACAAGCATACGTCTTGTGTGAATCTTTGTCAAAACAGAGTTTGTTCTCTGTAATGTCTTTTCACCATAAACGTAGATGTTTCCATCTTTGAACTTAGTAATTGGGTTGATTCTGTTGTAATCAATATACAAGTCGTCTCTATCAAGTCTGTTAGGATATTTTTCAATATCAATAACAGAAAGCTGTCCATTCTGTTCACCTGCTGGTGCATACCAACAACCTACTGATTTATCAACACCTACATACAATGGAGCGATAACAACTGAAGGCATTACCCAACAAATCTTATTGTTGTTTGTAGGGTCTGATATTTTACACCATGGCCAATATGTTGCTGCGTAGTTAGACTGTGGAGCAACTGAGCGTCCATAACCACCCTTTCCATTGTGCCAGTCGATAACTGCCTGTTTGTCCAAACCAATTGGTGGGTCAATGATAGCAATTGCGTCGCCTCTGTCTTCACAAAGGTTAATCATTGCTGTCTGTACCTGCTGAGTAATATCATCTGGAGCAATCAAGATGTGGAAATCGTAAAGCTCTTTATTTGCCATTGGAGAAGTTCCAGCTTTCATTGCTTCTTCGAACAAATCACCGCCGTCTTCTGCAACACCGTCATTACCTACCATATAATCATAGTAAGCATATCCAGAAACTTCGATATCGTCATCTTTTGCAACATCTGTGTCTTTATTTGCTTTACCAATGTAGTAAGTTCCATCTGGAAGTTCTACTTCTGGGTTAGCATAGTCATTCTTTACAACTTTTACAGTCATATAAGCAGAACCACCGTTGTCTGTTGATTCGTTTATTACTGTATCGAAACGATTGTCTACGTCGTCATAAACTAAAGAAATGTCTTCAAATTTTTCCTTGAGAGTTCCATCAACATATACATTCAAGTATCTAGTTACTGAACCATCAATTGGAGAAGTTGTTGAATAAACTTCTACTTTGATATTATTTGTAGCAGAACCTTTCTCTTTAGAAGTGAAAACAACCATATCTCTTGCAGTAGCTGCAACTGCGTCTGCTCCCTGCTCTGGCTCGTCGAAACCTGTTGATTCTGCATCATTCAAATCTACCATAATTGTAGAAAGATTTTTAAAGAATCCTGGCAATGTTTCTGCTCCAATATCGCTTGCGCTAATATTTTCGAGAGAAGGTGCTGTGATAGAATTAACAGATTCAAATTTAATTTTGTAATCTGAACTTTCGTTTCTATAAACATTTAAAGCGATTTCGTCAGTACCAGCAAGTATAGCATCACTTGTTGACACGTTTTCGATTAAAGACTGACCATATTTTCCAGCTACAAATTTAATTGTTTCTGAAGAGCCAGTTGCTTCTGATTTCAAAACTACAGAATTTGTTTCTTCAACATATTCTACTGTCAATCCTTTGTAAAGATTTCCAGAGTTCTGAACTGCTTCATATTCATAACACTGCAAAGAGTATTCTGCTGCTTGCTCACAAGTAGCCATAAAGCTTGTAGCGTTTCCATTAGCAGAAGCCAAGAAAAGGTCATTACAGTTAACAACTTTTGTTGTTGTTGAATCATCGTCGTATTCTTCTACCAAATCTTCAACTGTTTTTGTAGAACCAATATTTAGTGAATTTCCTTCACCTTTATCGCTTCTAACAAAAACGATACAAGGATAATTCTTTGGAGTCTCTCCTTCTGAAGCCATATTCTGCTCTGAAAGAATAGCTCTAATGCTGTAAGCAGAAGAAAGTTTTGCATCCAATTTGTTTACGATTGTTTTCAAAGTATCTGAATCTACTGTGTCAATCTGAACTTCAAGACTTTCGCTTGTACCTTTATTAACTGTGAATTTTTTAACACCTGTAATGTGTAAAGCAACTTCTGGGTCAATTGGAGTTTCTCCTAAACCGCCATCATTTGCTCTAGTAATTACCATTTTTGTATAACCGTTTGTACCAGTTGCAATGGCATTTGCTATTGATTCAGCCAATGTTCTTCCAGCCTGAGCTGTAGTTGTAGCAATATAGAATGCTTCATCTGCAATTGCTTCGTCATTCTTTTCAATGTTGAAAGAGAATAAACCACTTGGAATTGTGCTGTTCAATTTAAGCTCATGCGATGCTGCAGTTGCTCCAAGCTGATTTTCGATCTGAGCCAAAATGCTAGCTTGAGTAAGTTTACCACTTGCTGGAGATCTTACAAAAAATACTTTTGAGTCTCCATCATATGTTGATGCTTTGAAAGTGTAAACCAAACCATTATAATAACCGCTGATACCAGTTTTAATATCTGTTGTCTTTGTGAAAGATACAGAACCGTTTTTTCCTTCAATTGGGTTTTTTACAACATAGTTTGACTGACAAGCTGTATCATCAGCTACACGACAGAACATTACTGCTCCACCTGCGCTTAATACATTATAAGCTGCCAAACCAGAATATAAACCTTTGATTGGTGTACCGAATGTTGCTTTAAAATCTACCCAAGATGTAATAAGAGTTGGAACTCCTATAGCACCTTTCTTTGCATATCCTACAATACCTACAGTTGTTCCTGTAACTGTTTTTGGGTTTGTAAAAGCTGTGTTATCATATTCATTAAAATAAACTCCAGGGCTTTTATCTGCCATATTTTTTTCTCCTTGTCATTTTCTATCTGACATAATTAACTTTATATAATAAAGTTAAAAGTAAGATGAAGAGATTGACAAAAAAAGAATTTATAGAAAAAGCAAAAGAGTTGCTAGGTGATAATTATGAATTTTTAAAAACAACTTATATAAATTCTCATATTAGGACTATTATTACTTGTAAAATACATGGCGATTTTTTGGCTTATCCTTGTAATGTATTAACAAAAGGATGCGGTTGCCCTTTATGTGCTCCAGATAAAATATCAAAAACAAAAACTTTAACGAAAGAAGATTTTATAGAAAGAGCAAAAAGAGTTCATGGAGAAAAATATAATTATGAATTAGTAGATTATGTGAATTCCCAAACCAAAGTAAAAATAATTTGTCCTATACATGGTTTATTTGAGCAAATTCCAAACAATCACTTAAAGGGTTGCGGTTGCCCAAAATGTGCAAACTAAAAACTTGCTGAGAGTAGGCCTCTTTTTACAAGTGTTTCAATTTGTTTTATTAAAGCGTCGCCTGGATTGCTAACACTTACAGTTTCGTGGGGCTTTATTTTCTTTTCATTTAATAATGTGATTAATTTACTTGTGTTGTTAGTTACTGTCATCTTCTTTTTTCCTTAATGTTTGTTCTACACTATATATGTGTGAATTTATAGATTTTATGAATCTATCGTTAACTTGAATTGGATAATCAAAATATGCTCTGGCAATTTCAATTGTTCCAGTTCTTGTTGATACTTTATCTTTATCACTTTCGATTTCAACAGAAGATTCATTCTCGAATTCTTTTGCTTCCATCGTTACCCATTGTCCATTTAAAGTTGTTGCATATGGACGATTAAATGGCATAGCCATTACTATTTGTGATTGCAATAAATCTGCTTGACTTTCTTTAATTGCATTTATAGTTACTTTATATTGAAGTTTTGCAATTACTGGAGCTTTATAATTATATTTCTTTTCCAATAAAACACTAGCAAAACCACCTAGTTGTTCTGATGGCTCTATATCTATATTACTGAGATAAAAACTTATAACTGGTCCAGGATCTTGTCCGTTTACAGTGTCTTGAACGTATTTTGCAAATGCGACAGGTGGAGTAGCATACAGTACGGTTAATCTATCCTGTTGCTCTCCCATATTGTAATCATGAGTTATATTTTCAAGTGCTTCTTTTACGCAAATTGCATACTCTTCAAAAGTAACAAACTCGTCTTTCATTATACTCCCTTTTCCTGAACATATTTTGTTGCTTGTTCTTGAATTGCTTTAGAGATTGCTTTTGCAGCTGCCAATCCCATAATTGCCTTTATAGCTCTATAGCATTCATTACCTGGCGTTGGGTCAGAGATTGGTATTGTTTTAGTTTCATATATTACAGCTTCTATGATAATTCTTCTTATCTCAGTTGAGTTCTTTTTATCAGCTGGAAGATTATTATATTCTTTA